AACACCCATGTCGCCAAAACCTGCCACACCAAGAGGTGAATCGTTGCGCTTAAAGATACGAGCTGCTTGAAGGATACAAGCCTGCTTGACGTTTGCAGGGATTGAAGGCCAACCCCAAACGCCTGTAACGCGCACAAGGGTCAGGTTCTGCCAGTACGGGAAGTAGAAACGACTGACTGCTTTAATGCCCGTGTAAGGCGTTGTGAGCCCGTTCACGCGACCATTCACAGGAGTCAACTGGTACTCACTAGCAGACCAAACAGTATCAAACACCATGTCAGCCTTAGTTGACGTAGCCAACTCACTAATCGATTGCAAGTCGTCAATCACAACACTGTAGTTGTCATCTGCTTCAAAATAGCGGGTAGCAGTTCCAGCGTTAGTGAAATCACGGTTAGTGTAAGCGTTGATAAAGTCACTGGCAGAGTTGATAGAAGCCTCCAACATAGTGTCATCGATTGTGTCAATGATGTGGAGTGCGCTTTTTAGTTCTGCAAGAGTGCAATAGCCCATTCTGGAACCTTTCGGAAGTCTACTTAACTATTCTACCGCTTGGCTAGTCGCGCCTTAATGTCGGTTGTGCTGATGCCCTGCGTGTAAGGAATGTAACAAAGCCCGATACCGCACTTATCTAACCAATCCTGATCGAAGCCCATTTGTGCGTAATAATCCCGCCTAGCCCAGTCAGAGCCAATAACAATCAAATCAGGTTGAACTCTTAAAATTGCAAATTTACTATCAGGGCCATCCCAATTTGGGATTACTTTGTCGACATAGCGACAGCCTAGCAAAACTGCTTTACGCTCCTCGAAACTCATTACAGGCGCTTTGCCTTTATACGCCTTGATGAACTCGTCGGTATTCAGGCTAACTACAACTTGTCCATCGTCGCCTGCAAGTTGTCGGCATTTTTTTAATAGTTCTATATGCCCCCAGTGCAGGAGGTCGAAGGTCGCTCCAGTGTAAACAGTTAATCCCATCGGTTCTGCCTCCGCGTCTTCAAAGTCCACTCACCCTGAGTGAAATCATCCTCAGCAACCTTCTTCGAATACAAGAAACTATTAGCTGCAAAAGACTTAGTGTTGTACTGCTCAAAACCCGACTTTAACGTAGAAGAGTTCTCATGATTTACCTTGGCTTCGATAGTCCGTATAGCAACACCATGATGGCGAATACGGCGCTCCAAATCGTTATCATCAAAGTACAAAGGGTAGAACCGTTCATCATACAAACCAACCTTGTCAATCATCCCCTCACCAAAAGCCACACAAGACCACTGAGGAACAATATCAACAAAGTTCAACGCATCAGTATCAACCTCGGCGTAAATCTTCTCCAACGAACCAGCCTCAAACCAAGCATCGTCGTTCACTAGAAGCCAGTAAGGGGCGTAAGGGGTTGACTTTACAATAAGGTTCCAAGCACCCACGAGACCCAAGCCAAAGGGAACGCGAATAACCCACAAATTAGCGACCAAAGCAGGCTTTTCAGGGTTCCAGGACTGGCTACCTGAATTATCAACAATAACCAAATGCTCCACAGGATAATCAATAGAAGCAATGAGACGTTCAGCAAGATCAAACCTCTTTAAAGTAGCAAAGCCAAGAACCGGAATCATTTAAGTAACTTCTTCAACACAGGCACCCAATACTTCTCCCACACAGTTTCAACATCAAACTGCTGTGCAAAATCAATAGCAACCTGCGAACGACCACGCCCAGCCTCATAAGCCAACTCCAACGCAGAAACAATCGAAGGAATCAAAGGCACCTGCCAAAACGCTTCCTGAGACGGATCCCACATCGGCTGACCCTCAACCAAAAACCCATCCGCTGCAACCAAATCTTTAGGGGCAGTCCAAGACGAAGCAATCACACGAGTACCACAAGCCTGAGCCTCAACAATAGGAATCTCAAACCCGCCACCAAACGAAGGAGCCAACAACACATCCATGCCCGTGTACAAAGCCGCAACTTCCTCAGCAGGCATACCAAACTTGTAATCCACAAACGGAGGAAACATTACAGCCTCCTTAGGGATACCCATAGCCTTCAACATAGGCAACAAATTCCAACCACCAGCAGTACCCAACGGGTCAGTGTGCAAATACAACACCGAATTAGCGTGCTTCTGATGAAAAATACTAAACGCCAACAAGTTCTCAGAAAACGCCTTACGATGCAACAACCCAGAAGCCTTATTAGCTGCTACCGACCCAACAACAAACGTATCCTCAGACACATTCATAAAATCACGAACATTCTTGCCCTGCATCTCCCAAGTAGGCTTCATAATCTTCGTATCAATAGCGTGAGGCACATACTCGCAGTCAATGCCGCGAGACTTCATCTGCTCAACACCAAACGGCGACATAGCAATAGGAGTCACGTTGTCTTTACGCAACCAAGCCTCAACCTTAGGAGGCAAAGTAGTGTGATCCAACGGCACCCAAGAAGCAATGTTTAACTTATCCCAAGCCGCACCCTTCAACACCCACACATCGTACAAAGTAATCAGAACATCTTTAAGCCCCTTATTCTGAGACTTCCAATGCGAGTGTTGCATAGGAGCAACATCATTCGAATACGCATCCATACCACGCGGGTAATGAGGCACAACACCATGACCTGTGTCATAAGTAGAAATGTTGCCCTCAACGCCATAGTTAGACAGGGCCGCAACCTTAGCCCCGTCACGTTGCAAACGGTCAACAAGCAACTTAGCCTGCATACCGTACCCAGTTGGTTGACCAGGTGAATTAGACCAAACAGAAACAGTACCCTTGATTTTTCCCATGATAATCCTTCGTAGTAGGTATACTCATACTATAAGAAAAACCCCAGCGTTGCGACAACAACCTGGGGCACGACCAAACTAGAGAAAGTAGTTCGATATGTCTAATACTAAGTGTTGTCCTGACTGTGAGCAAATCAAGTCAGTTGATGAGTTTCATAACAACAAGCGAACCAGTGATGGTAAAGCCACTTATTGCAAGGTCTGCCTTCTGGCGCGAGGGACTGCTTATCGCCTAGCAAATCCCGAAAAAATAAAGGCAACCAATAAAGCGTCAAAAAAGAAGAACTACGCTAAAGCGTTGCTAACTAAGCGTAAATATATGCAAACTAATAAAGACAAAATAAACGCACAGAAACGCGCATGGAACAAAGCTAATAAAGATAAAGTACATGAAATGAATCAGAGATCATATGCAAAAAACCCTGAACTCTTTATTGCAAACGCGCATAAACGATATGCAAAGTTAAAGGGCGTTGAGCAAAAATTAGTGACGCGCAAAGACTATCAGCGGATGCAACGCATGAATTGCGTTTACTGCGAATCGAATGACCGTATAGAAATTGATCACATTCAGCCGATTGAAAAAAACGGACGCCATTCGATTGGTAATCTAGCGCCTGCCTGCTTGCCCTGCAATAGATCGAAGAGCGATTTATTTGTAATGGAATGGCGCATTAGAGAGATAAAAAGAGGGGCTGTCTAGCCTACGCACTAGACAGCCCCTCGGCTTTATGCCAAATACTACGAGCTAGCGCCCTTGAAGTATTGGATGTGGCTGGCGTGGGTTAGTCCACCATCAACACGAATCAGACCACGGTAAGTGGTGACATCGTTAGCGAACGCATAGTCGCCTGAAACGTCAACACGGATACCGCCAGCAACACGAGCCTTGAACGAGTCAAGAGCACCGAATAGAACTGACTTAGCACCAGTTGCAACAGCGGCCACGCCTGGGTTCTCGTAAACTGAGTAACCAAGAAGGGTTGCAGCCTGTCCAGGGACAGCAGAGTCAGTCCAGATGTATGAACCGTTGCCATCCTTGAGCTTACGAGCGGTCGCTAGACCAGTCTTGCTCATCTGGAAACCAGTCGATGGAAGCATACGAGCTGATCCGTCGATTGCGTAAACAAGGTCAACAAGGTTCTCATAGGTGAACGCACCTGCAACACCAGTTCCACCAGTTACAGCAGATCCAGCAGCAGCAGACAACTTGGTGGTTAGGACTGAGTTGGTCTGAATACCAATAGCCTTACCAAGTTCCTGAGCGATGTAACCAGTGATGTCGAAGCCTGCATCTGCAACAAGTTCTGAAGCGATTGATACAAGCGCACCGTACTTCTCAGCACCAAGGGTGATTGATGAGAAGGTTGGGTTTGACTCTGCGATTGCTGAACCAGCAGCTACTGAACCAGCAGATGATAGAGCAGTAACGGTTGGGATGACTAGGTTCTCACCTGAGGTGGTGTTGAAGACCTCTGAAACGGTTAGCATTGGGCCAACCATCTGAGCAACTTCGAACACACGGTTGTAGAACGACTGACCAACAGTGTTTGAAGACGGTACAAGAGCTGCACGGTTTTCGAACTCGTGACCGCGAACTTCTCCACGAGCAATAGCGCGTAGTAGGTCAGCGTCGTTGTGTGAAGCCTTCTCTGGAACGATGAACTGTGATGCAGCCTCAGATGCACGAGCTTCACGCTCTGCAACCTTGGTAGCGGTGGTAATAGCAGCGTCGCGGGCTTCGATGTCGGCCTCTAGACGAGCAATCTTCTGAGCGTCCTCAGCAGTTAGTCCACGCTTCTCTGATTCTGCGATGTCAATAACTTCGCGCATCTGAGCAACAAGGTTGCTGCGAACCTCAGCCTGAGTCTTAATGAACTCTGACATGATTCTCCTTAAATATAATGAATAAGTAACCTGCCGCGCAAACGCTGAACAGAACCTGACCGAGCAAACTCAGAGCCATTAATACAAGTTTAGTGGACGCTTGCACACGCGTAAA